CGTGTTTCGCCACCAAGCTTTAATAGCTCTGGGTTCTTCTGTAGTTTCTCAACAAGAGCAGGTGATAGATATGTGCCGAACTGCTTCTTGATCTGTAGTTTTTGCATTAGCTCAGAGATAAACTTAACAGTATAGATGTGTAGATAGATAAGCAATATTGCAAATACGTTGAAGCTTACATCAAATAAGATCTTATTGTGTTCAAACAGATACCTTGGTAGATACAAATAACCTGCGATCAAAACTATTATATAAATAATCGAGAACCGTAAACTTGATAATAGGATGATAGCCAGTGTTAGGAGAATTAAAGCAGCATAATCCGCAGCTTGCGTCCATTGTGGAATCGCTACGGAATCCCCCTGTAGAAGCGTATGAAGAAGATTGGCTTGCACAGCATGGGGAAATTGTGCACCAACAGGTGTTGCAACAGGGTTCGTCACACCTGCCGCTGTTACTCCTAGCAGGACTATCTTGCCTGTTAGGTCTGTGGGCATATCGGCAATTGAAAACTCGGAGAACCGATAGTTCCAATTTACGAACACTCTAGAATATTCATCAGTCTTAATGACTGGGAATGATGGAATGCGAACAGCTTCAACACCAGTCTGATTAATTTTAGCCTGATAAGATTCCTGTCCTGCGAATGCTCTTAGAATTTCTAATGAGAATGATGGATAGTATTCACCCTTAGACATAGCAAGCATTGGTACTCTGCGTACAACACCATCAGCTTCAGGTAGTGTTGATGTGATACCAGTACCAATTGCCAGTGTCTGTATATCATATATATTATCTAATACACAGGGATACTCTGGTAGATATTCAGTAGCCTTGCCATCACCGATAACAGCAACACCTGTACGTTTTGTATTTGTATTATTACGAGCACAGTTGCCTACTGTTTGTGATAGAATAACAGGATAGCTCGTCATCGCATTTTGAAGTGCTGAGTCGCCACCCATTCTATCAGGCTCTAGGAATAAAACTGTATTCCCAAGAAGAGTAGCGTGTCTATCTTTTAAATCTTTGATGATGTCAGCATACACGGTACGAGGGAATGGAAATTGCCCATACTTCTGAATTGCTTTTTCATCGATGTTTGCTAGCACGATTTCATTAGCGGCAATAGGTTTGCCGAGCATAAGATAATCGTAAAACTTAAGACGACCCATATCTACAAGATAGGGATTAGATACCTTAATGAATACTAGTAGAGCAAAGGTTAGAAGCGCCAACCATGGCGACAGGAATATCTTCTTAAGAATCTTTTTCATACATATCTCTCTTACTGCAACAGTTCATTATACTACACTTTATCGAAAAAGTCAAGTTAATTAGACTGTTTTAAATTTATATTTGTACCACCTTCATTGACCTGTACCGAGTATTCTTTACCACCAGCATTGATATTTAAGACCTTACCTTTATCTTTTTCTACATTAACTACTACAGTAGTTCCAACAGACCGAGTAAACTGGACTTTATCACCTGCTATAATTGTATATATCTGTGTTGTTGGATCATATCCAAATCCTGTACCATTTACTGTAACACCATCTTTACTAGAACTGCCACCCATAGATGACGCTAGATAATCCTCAAGGAAATTAGCATTAAGAGGATCAACATCTAAAGAGGATAGCTGCAAGTCATCTTTTTCTAACTCAGTATTCTTTAGATAATCTATATCAAGTTCAGATAAATCTAGGATGTTTGCTTTAGAATTAGTAGTTTCCCCTAGATCAGCAATTTCATTTGCCGGAGATATGATTAACATATTATCAATTTGATCTAAAGTTAAATTTAAAATAGCGGGTTTAGATGGAGCATTGTCAAAGGTTCTTACCATAGTAGCCTGAAATGCTTTAGTGAGAGTCACGCTCCCGCCAGCATTGCTTACTGTAATTTCTCCTACAGTACCATCTTCTTCTGGTAATAGAATAACAAGACTTTTACCAAAGTCATCTACTGTAGTCGCAAAATCTGTACCGCGAACAGCGATAGTAGCTGATGGAGTATTGAGAACGATGTTTTGTTTATTAATCTTACCAAGTTGGCCAGTGGTAAACCGAATAGTTCCAGAAGCAAAGTTTAATGCCATCTTAGAAGTATTAGGATTACCACTAAACACGAAATCATCGATAACCAATTTAGAATGTTCTGTGACCTTTACGTTTGAGTTATCAACAAACGTAATTTCTACTCTACCATTACCAGTCTGTACATTATCCATTTGCTGGATGGGCAAACGCGATTGCGTAGAAAGTTTTTGATCTTTCCTAACAACCGCGCTTGTTCCAGTAAACGCAGAAACAGAACCAATACTATTGGGGGATACAACCGCCGATAGTGTTACATTGGTTGATAATAATAGTACTGTTGCTGGCAGAAGAAGTAATCCCGAGAGTATCCGCATTAGTAGTGCTCCGCTGATTAATTGTAACGTCATTGCTATTGCCTGTTAATGCCATGTTTACATTTTTGCCGGCAAATCCATTTTGCAACATAGTGATAGCATTTGAATCGCCAGTGGCTGTTACAGTATTGGTTACATCATTAGAGTTAATTGTAGAAGCGTATGTATTCAAGTCACCAGTAATAGCAATTGTTTGAGTGGCACCACTAGAGGAAGAGGTGCTGCCCTGTGTTAAACTTACCGTGTTAGTGCTACCAGTAACATCAAGTGTTGTGGCAGAACCAGCGATGCTTGCAGTATCACCCATGTTAAGTGTGACTGCGTTGTTATCACCAGTATTAGTGATAGCTAGATCAACGTTATCAGCATTATTAACAACACCATCGATGCTGTTGCTAGCACCGTCTTGTGTTAGAGTAATGTTTTGATTATTACCTTGTATGTTTACGGGAGTACCTTCTGAGCCAACACTATTCGTGCCGCCCTGCTGTGATACTGTAATATTGCTTCCATCACCAACCTGATCAATATAAATTGAGTTAGTGGCAGCTTGGCCAAAAACCAATGATGGTGTCATCAAACTCATAATCAAGATTACTGCCTTGATTTTACTTTTCATTTTTGTAACTCCAAAGTTTCTTTTCTATCCCTTGTTTAATTAGTTCCACGACAGCAGCCTCTGTAGCTACTTTTACTGCCCTTGTATTTGCTTCGTTCTCAGTTATACCCGTTTCTGCTTCAACTGCTTTAGTTCCTGCATCAACGAAAGTGAATAATGTAAGTGATGTGCCATATGATAATATTGTTTTAGATACCTGTACATTTAAAACTACTTCACCCGTATCAGTAGAGGTCGCTCTTAATGCCACAGACACTTCATCTTTTCTATACGAAATATCACCACCAATACCAAGATATCTAGCACCGACACCTCCGGTGATTATATTTGAATCATAACCTATAATACCACCCTGTAATATTAAACCAGCAAATAACATTGGCTTCAGTTTGTTAGAGTCTTTACCTTGATACTCATCGCGAGTAGATTTTACGATCTGCCTTTCTTTAGCAAGATCATCAATTCTATTTCGTTCAACAACTGTAAACCACTCACCATTGCCAGCATTTTTAACTGCATCAATAAGAAGTGTCACACCACCCTGAGTTACCGCACTAGAAAAACTTGCCATAGTATCTTTATCTTTTCTCTGACCTGTTAGATCAGGAAAATCATAAACTGCAACAACAGCCTTTCTTTCTGGTGGTTTCAAAGATTTCAATTCAGTAAATTCTGTTTTGTATAGTTTAGGTGCATCTTTGGCATAGTCGTAGCCTCCGTTGCTAACACAACCACACAAAATAAAAGAAATCAATATAGTTAATAATATCTTCATTAGAAATTAAACCCGCCAACCGGTATTGTAATATTAGTAACACCACCTGTGTCATCTGTAATATTCAATACAATAGAATCTCCAGTGTTCGTGTATTGAATAGTGTTACCTTCAAGTGAAAACGTTCCAGTAGCAGATGGACTAGAAAACAAGTTCTGAGTCAATTGCTGTGCAATCTGAGAATATATTCTCGACTGTAAATTATTCATAAATCTGTTCAAAATAGAATTATTCTCGGCAAGAGACTGGGCTTTCAGGTTCGCAGCAATAGCAGCTTCAATAGTAGCCTTACGAGTATACTCTTGGTTTTGTATCGTTAACCAATGAGAAGATGCACCCACCCCACTGAAGGATGGATTTTTGAACTGATATATGAGTTCCCCGGCGTATGACAAATCAGAATACGTTAATAATGCAGCTATAAATAAAACGAAGCCGAAGCTATATGATTTGTTCATTTTAGCCTCCATTCTTCTATATTTATATAATAGAATGTGGCGATGGAAGAGTGGCCGAGTGGTTGAAGGCACCGCACTTGAAATGCGATGAGGGTGAAAGTCCTCCGTGGGTTCGAATCCCACCTCTTCCTCCACCACATATGAAGTATTATATATAATATATTGGATGTTTGCAAAATAAGAAAGATCACATCAATGAAACTAGATCGTAGATTTCTTCTTCGCGGCATGATAAACGGCACTGCCGCTGCGGTAGCATTGCCGTTTTTAGATTGTTTCTTGGATAGTAAAGGCAAAGCCCTCGCCGCAACAGGCGAAAATCTACCAACTAGATTCGGTACATATTTCTGGGGTTGTGGATTAACTAAGCAACTCTGGGTACCAAAGACTACTGGTAAAAACTATGAGATTACTCCACAGTTAAAACCTTTAGAATCAATTAGAGATAAGATCAACGTCTTTAGCAATTTCAGAATACCATTTGATGATAACCCAAATTATCAGCATTGGTCTGGTGTTGCTGCGGCTGCAACAGGAATCTCACCTACAAAGAATGGTCAGTTTGATAGTAAAACAATTGACCAACAGGTAGCAGATGTTATTAGCCGTGGAGCAAGGTACAAATCTATTGCTGCAAGTGCTGCTGGTAATCCAAAAGAAAGTTATAGCAGCCTTGGTGGATTGAATACTCTTCCAGCAGAATCAAATCCATTAGCATTATATAACAGATTGTTTGGTACTGGATTTCAAGATCCAAGCAGTCCTAACTGGAGACCAGATCCTTCAATCATGATACAGAAAAGTATTCTTTCTGTAGTTGAAGATGATCGTAAACGCGCAATGATGCATCTTGGTGCTAGTGACAAAGCCCGCATGGAGCAATACTTTACAAGTGTTCGTGAACTTGAGATTCAAATGGAAACTCAGTTAAAGCGCCCAGCACTTACTGCTAAAGTTCAAATACCAGAAGCACCAGCACACGATCTTCCTGTAAATAATTCTTTATCAAACATTAAAACTATACTGCCTATGATGGCAAAGTTTGCTGCTATAGCATATGCTACAGATCAAACTCGTGTGTTCAATATTAGCGTAAGCGAACCAGCCTCACAGATTTTCGTACCAGGAGATTCGCTAGGATATCATCAATCAACACACGAAGAACCTATTGATCCTGTTCTTGGTTATCAGATTCGCGTTCATGATTATAATGTTGAAAGCATGAAATTGTTTGCACTATTCTTAAATGAACTTGATAGCGTTAGAGAAGGTGATGGTACACTACTAGACAACAGTTTGACGTTTGCGTTCACGGATCAAAGTTTTGCTAAGATTCATGCTGTAGATGGATTACCAATGTTTACTGCCGGTAATGCTGGTGGTAAATTTAAATCTGGATATCACATCGACGGCAATAACAGTCCAGTCAGTCGTGTCGGTCTAACAATTCAGAAAGCAATAGGAATTGGTATTGATTCTTGGGGCATCAACTCCATGGAAACAAGAAATCCATTCACAGAGCTGCTAGCATAAAAAAATGGCTCCCGGTTAAAGGAGCCACTTTCTTTCTTACAAAGCACTTGTTATTAGAACGAGTGACCAAGCTTAAGTGCAACCTGTGAGAACAACTTTGTTCCAGTGGCTGGATTGATCGCGCGCGAGTAGCGATAATACTCTACACCAATCTTGTATGAAGGAAGAATTTCATACGATAGACCGGCGTTTAGACGAGTTTCCTGATTGTCAAGACCCTTACTTTCAATACCATTGCGGTAACGATACCCGACATCGCCAGTAATACCAGCAACTAGAGCACGACTTACATTCACTTCTGCGCCATAAAGATTATAGTCGCCGCCCTTAATGACAGCCTTATTAGCAACAACTGAAGATGTTGCAGCTTCTAGATTACGACCTAATTGAACATTACCACCAACATTGAAACCAAGCACAGTGGGTAGATCAACACCAACACGAGCAACTGCCTTAGAAGCAACAGTACCATTATTTGGCTGCTGCTTTGTTGTTAGTTCTACACCATAGTTTAGATTTGGGAACACCTGAAAGAATGGAGCCTGATAGTCAAGCTTATATTCTAGTGGTGATTTCCCACCGTCAGCACCAGCACGAAGCTCGGCAGTTACCGTGGCGGCAACAGCGGGGGAAGCGATTAGTGCTAGTAGTGCGGTTGTTAGGAATAGTTTCTTCATTAGAAGTCTCCGTGTTAATTAATGGAATGATGACTTACCGTTGGTCATCGCGTGCCTATTATGGAGCAACCCTTGCAAATACAGACATTGTCTTATTTTTCTTCCTATAGAATCGTGTCATGATGTTATCGTTATAATAATCATCATGCTCTAGAACACTTCGTAGAATCTGTTCTCTCAATTCATAGTAATTAACATCGCCTCTACCTTCGTGGAGAGACAATATTTCTCGTTTAAAGTTCTCTTTCCCGAATTCCTTTATATCGGCCAAAAGAGTCTTAGAACTACCATAGTATTTATACCAATCCGATTCTTTGCGGATGATTTTTCGTACCTTTTTATGCTTCTGTTTTACTCTATTAGTAGAATAAAAATACTTTCTACCTATATATTTTTTTCCAGTAAGAGTATTTGTAATTATATATACGAACCCAAAGAATGTATTTATATCACTAGTGTTAAAGGGGTTCCCTTCCCATAACCAAACATTCTCTAGACTCACTCCTCGTCGACCTCAAGATCGTAATCTTCTTCCACTGATTCTGTTTCGCTACCGCAGAATGGACACCAACTAGGTTTATCCTGTGAGGCAAAAATTACTTTGTATTCATTGTCACAATGCGCGCATGTACACCATTCATCGTTCATTTATATCTCCATTAAATCGTCGTAGTTTACTACTTCAACATCAGTTTTGTTTAAAAATTCCATACCTTCTTCATGACGGTAGGTATATCTATATATAATCTTTTTTATCTTAGCTTGATAGATCAGCTTGGCGCAATGAATACAAGGAGAATGGGTGATGAATAATACAGCACCCTCTGAAGATTCAGTAGAAGAAGCGAGCTTAGTTAATGCATTGCTTTCAGCGTGAATAACATCATCTTTAGTTTTATCCTCTTCATCTTCACAGCAATTATCCCAACCAGCTGGCATACCATTGTAGCCAATAGAAAGAATACGATTATCCTTGACAATAACGCATCCAACTTTAAGTCGAGTTGCGTGAGATAACTGAGCAGTAAGCTCAGCAACACTCATAAAGTATTTAATGAATTTGCTTTTCATAGATTAGGTACAAAGATTGCATCAGCATTAGATTTATCTACCTGAACATAATTTATATCTTTAAGAAATTGTAATACTTCTTCGTCGCCTTCGCCACTAGTATGCACCTCAACAGAAATAACAGGCTTGTATTTTTCTATTGTATTCTTAGCGCCAACTAAAACATTATATTCATAACGTTCAACATCTAACTGTATTAAATCGCATGCTGGAATATTAAGGCAATCTAAAGTGATCATTGGAATAATAGGTATAATATTTTCTTCTGGAACATCAACAACCTTATGCATTCCAACATTCAATCTATCAACATATTCCATTCTTATAGGTTTATGTTCTTTACCCAAGGCACATTGCATTTTGATAACATTGTTAAATTGTGAGTTGTTGACCATGCAATGAAAATTCAGAGGAGCAGGTTCGAAGGCATAAACTACATGAAATAGTTTTGAGAAAAACCTAGTGTGTAATCCACAATTTGCGCCAGCCGTAACAACAACGTTTTTTGCTCTTAGATACTTCATGTATTTTTCTTTATGAGATTGTTCCCAATCTTTCGTTGGACCATCCCATGCGCCATCATCCTCCCTCGGCCACATCCAGTCACTTTCATTATCAATAATTTCGTATCTTGTAAATACTTTATCTTTATAACTCATAATGAAAATCCCTTAAATGTGTTCTCATCAACGTCTTTATTAACTCCACCAACAACATAACTAGATAGCTCTACTTCCTGTGGCGCGACCTGAACATCAGAACCAGCAATCCACTTCTGAGTCCAAGGTAATGGATGAGAAGTTGACTTAGTGTTTGGATTGACGCCGATAGCTACCATACGCTTATGCGCAATCCAATCTACATATTCAGATAGTAACTGTTCATTAAGACCAATCATTGAACCATCTTTAAACAAATATTTTGCCCAAGCCTTCTCTTGATTGATAACATCAATGA